CAAGCAAAAAGAAAAGATACTGATTGAATTCAATCAGTACCTAGAAAAACTTAAAAGATTCGATTAAGATTGTTTTGGTTGTTTTGGCTTGCGTGGCTTTTTGGCTGCTGCAGGTTTCTTTGCACGAGGCTTTTTAGCAGGTGCTACTGACTCCACCATAGCTTGTGATGCTTGTTCAGCAACCGGTGCTGGTTCTGCAACCACAGGCGTTTCAACCTTGTACGGTGCTGCTTCTGGTTGTGTTGCTTCTGCTGTTTTACTGCCAAATAGTTTTTTAAAAAATCCAATCATGATTGATTTTCTCCTTGTGATTTATTTATAATTATATATGCTACTATATTAAAATATGCATAAAAATTTACCAATAGTCGTTGTAACTTGTATACGAGACCTGCCAATGTTATGTTTGCAGGCTGAAAGTATGAAAACTTACTACAACACTTGGTTGCCCAAAGATTATGCTAAAACAGATTTATATATTGTTGTAAACGAACCCAAGGAAAAGCTCGATCACTGGAATGCACACTTTGAGCACATATCTAAAGAATACGATCGATTTAATGTAACAGTTTTATACAGAGATCAATTTATAAATGATTGGAATACATGGATACCTAGTGATAAAAATCCTTGGGCAGTAGGTTGGGAAACACAACAAATACTCAAATTAGCGATAGCTGAAAAAATTCAAGCTGTTGGTTACTTTTTATTAGACAGTCAAAATTTTTTAACAAATGCATGGGGTACATCCATGTACCCAATCATAGACGGCAAGTTGCCCTACAGGCCGGCCATTTTTAATATGCCTATGTCTATATGGGAAGACTATTCTAATATTCTAAATCTCCAAAATGTTAAACCCAACGAAAAGACTTTAAACATTTGCACTCCGTTATTTTTTAATACAGAGCTAGTTTGTTCACTGCTAAAAACAAAATCTACTCTGGGTGAATTTTCGTCGTGGTTTAGGACAGCATCTAGAATCAAAAGTGAATTTACCCTTTACTATCTTTGGGCAGAAAAGCAAGGGGGTTTTGATAAATTCCACTACGAGGCTCCTAGCTGGGCTGGCCACTTTTTAAGAGATAACAAGAATTTTAGTTTAGAATTTGCTAAGTTCATCGACAGCATAGGAAAAATACCCCATCAAGCCTGGGTATCTATAAATCATAGAGCCTGGGGAGATATGACAGACGAACAATATCAATTGCTTAAAATAAAAATAAGAAATTTGGGATTATACGATAGTCACTTTGACAAGTATCGTGAAGAATACGTAGATATAAAAATATAGTGACAAGTGCCAATTTACCTCGTGCTCACGTTGGCTGTGCTACCCAGAAACAGGGAAAAAAGTAGCTTGAGGATCCTTGGATGCCCTGTTGACCACTTGACTGAATATTTATAGGTAAATATTAAACCATGTATAATTTTATCAAATATGTTTTAAACGAAGGCAAAACAACTAAGACCTTAACGCAAACTCCGCTACCTTACGGAAAAACTGAACTCGGGCGTAGCCTAAGTAAACAGTCGCTGGACTATCATTACGGTAAACTTTACAAAGCCTATGTAGATCGATATAATTCAGGTGAAGGCGATCCAGATTTTAACGAAGCTGGCGCATTCTTGCATGACTTATATTTTACACAATTTCAAGCACCAAAAGGCACTAACAAGCCAGATGGGTCTGCGGGCGAGTTTATTGCTAAACATTTTAAAGACTTTGATAATTTTAAGAAAGAATTTGAAAAAACTGCTATGTCTATTCAAGGCAGCGGCTGGGTGTATCTAGCTCGTAATGGTGAAATTAAAACCATTAAAAATCACGAAATTAAGATGGATATTGTATTCTTAATTGACTGGTGGGAACATGCCTGGGCATTAGATTATCAAGCTGATAAAAAGGGTTACCTAAACAATCAGTGGAAAATCGTTAACTGGAACGTTATTAGTTCTAGAGTTGGTCTATCGTCTTAAGACTACTGACAGGCATATCCCAAACTTTTCTCGCTTCTACGCCTTTACTCTGGGCAAACTTTTTAGCATCGCAGTCACCGCAAACATGATAGACGTTATTGTTTAAGCGTTTAGGATCCATGTTGCCCTTGTCGCGCTTAAACATGCCGCTGCAACAATCGCACTGAAATATCAGCACAGTTTTTTTACGCATATAGGCATGCATAGTACCATACTTGCTCTTGCGATAATGGCATTGTTGTGCGTATTCTTGTCCTAAGTACATAATTGTATTTACATTAAGGTTATAAAATCCTTTTGATAAATACCATATCGAGGGCAATCATGATTACTATTTCCCAGTCAGCAAAAGAAAAAATTAAGGATTTACTCTATGAAGAAGGCAATCCTAAACTAGCTCTGCGTACTTTTGTACAAGGCGGCGGATGCAGCGGTTTTAGCTATGGTTTTACGTTTGATGAAGAAGTAAACGAAGACGATTTTGAAATCCCTTTGGACGAGTTTAAAGTGCTAGTAGACAGCATGAGTATGCAGTATCTGCAAGGTGCAGAAATAGATTATAAAGAAGAGCTAATGGGCTCTCAATTTACAATAAAGAATCCTAACGCAACTACTACTTGCGGTTGCGGGTCAAGTTTCGGAGTATAAAATAAATGTCAAAACAAATTATTGATATCGGTGTACAGGGTAACGACGGTACTGGTGACAGTATTCGCGAATCGTTTAGAAAAGTAAACGAAAACTTTACAGAGCTGTACGCTGTATTTGGTGTAGATGGCGCAATCAATTTTACAGATTTAAGCGATACTCCTAAAACCTACGACCCAAATCAAATTATCGTTACCGACAACGCTGGTGAAAAATTAACAGCTAGAAATATTGTAGCAGAAGGTGCTATTAGTATTAACACAGACGATGATGCAAACATTGTCTTTACTGTTGACCAAACAGGTTTATCGGGCGACTTAGATCCTAGACTTGCTAACCATTTAAATGCTAACGGACTTAGTATTGTTCGAATGGCAGATCCTAGTGCTTCCATCGTTAGCTCATGGAATGCAACGCATCCTACAGCACAGACAACTCTAAACCAGATGCCTGTTACTGTAAACTATGCAAACAATAACTTCTTAAAAGTCAGCACAGGAAATACAGTTTCAGGAGCATTAAAGCCTCGAGCAGAACCAGATTTTCCAAATTATCTTGATGCCGATTATGATCCAGATCTAACAGGCAATTATCTTTCAACTGAAGCAGTTCAACGTAAATTCCTAGTTTCTCGTAAGGGAGACACAATGACAGGCAAGTTGACACTATCAGACCATCCAGCGCCTTTAGAAGGTTATGGTACTCCTAACGGTGCAAGCGATTTACAAGCTGCTACAAAATTCTATGTTGATAACCAAGTTTTCTCAAGTGCTGTAAATTTATATGTTAGTCAAGCAACTGGCGATGACTTACAGCAAAAAACTCCAATTGGTAAGGAAGGACGCTTCTGGCAGTATGCTTATAAGTCAATTGGTGCTGCGGCTCTTGCAGCAGAGAATATCATTGCTCTAGCTAATCAAGAACCTGGACCTTATCGTCAAAAATTGAGCTATACTATTGGGCCTGATCAAACATTTAGTACCATTACCAATGTTACATTACAAGACGGTAATACAGCAGTAACTGGTTACCAAGATGGTTTTGACTTATTACAGTTAAACAAAGAATTCATTCAAGCAGAAACTATTGCTTATATTAACGAAAAATACGTTAATACATTTACATATGATAAAGCTAAATGTCAACGAGATGTTGGCTACATCCTAGATGCTGTTGGTTATGATATTGTTCTAAATACAAACTTTAACAGTAATCGAGCTGCAACTTTCTATTTCAATGGAACCGGTGAGAAAGTTTTAGGAACACAGTTAAGTCAAACTATCGAAGCTATCAAATATGCAAGAGATGAAATTTTAAATTTCTCTTATGACAACACAGCTCTTAGCGTTTATATTGGTCAAGTTATTGATGCTCTATGTTACGATCTTGTTTTACAAACAAACCTTCAAAGTATTTTTGTAGGTATATTATTTCCTTATTCAAATACTGATGTTAGCGTAACACAATTAACAGCAATATTAATTGATCTACAAGAAAATATTCAAGCATTACCACAAGTTAGTACAATTCCAGCTGCATTATCGTCAATACAGCAAAACATTAATGCAATTATTAATATAATTTCTGGCGATGAAATTCCAACTCCTGTATTCACAAGTCAACCAGATACGTTACAAGGACAAGAAAGCGCGAGAGATTTAATGTTAGCAAACATCGATTTCTTACAAGCTGAAACAGTTGCTTATCTTGGAGCTGAATATCCAAACTTATCCTACGACAGAGTTATTTGTAAACGAGATATCCAATATATCTCTTGGGCATTAATTTATGATTTTATGTACGGTGGACAAAGTCAAACCGTATGGGCAGGACTTAGATACTGGGATGGTTTACAACAACTAATTGCAGGTTATGAAGTTGCTCCATTCTTAGATTTATTAGATTATATCAAGACTCTAATTGTTTCAATTGTTAATAGTGATAGTCCTGCTACAGTTTATCAACAAAGTGTAAAACAATATCGAAACGAAACATTACTAAACGGTGGCGTTGTTGTATCATCAACCGATACAAATATTACAATTTTAAAAAGTATAATAGAAGACTATACAACTGCACCAATAGCAATGCTTCCAAGTTTCACTTCTGCAGCTAGTGCATTAAAAACAGCTAGAACAGCTATACTATCTGGAAAAGCAACATATCAATCTGATGCCGTTACATACATCGAAGCAAACTTTCCAGTTATTAATGATCCAGCTATTTTATCAGAAATTTCTAATCGATTCCAAGTTGTAATTGATTTGTTAACTTATGGAATCAGTACTAGACAAGTAAGTGATTACACACCACCATCAGGTACTTCTTCTGGTTACATTGATGCGCTCAACTTAACTGTAGAAAATACAGGCTTTATAGCTGATGAAACACTTGGATGGTTGACTATTAACAATCCAG